TATTATTAATTGGAATGCATATCGTAACTCCATTCTGTTAACTTCAGATGATAGCTTACGACATGTGCGATTAAAAATGTTTAAACGAGTTGATTTGTAATATTTATTTAAAACATAAAAAGGAAATATGAAAGCATCAGAATTTAGAAAATTAATCCGTGAAGAGATTAGAAACGTCTTAAAGGAAGAGGATTCTTTTGGAGACGAAATAGCAAAACAAATACAAGCAGAACGCTTAGCACAACAGCGTAAGTTTATTGCTTGGGCCAAACAAGCTGCAGCAAAACAAAATACAAGCTTAAACTTTAATGGAGATGCAATGGTAACTGTATCAATGAGTAAACTCGAGAGGATGGGCATATTGACACTTGAACTGGTAGAAAAGTGGAAAGCAGCGCCAGAAGGATCAGCAGAAAATGATCTATGGCAAGGATTGACGGTGCTGTTAACTCGATATAAAATATTAAGATAAAAACTACACGCCCCCAGAATATTAGAGCCGGTCAAATGCCGGCTTTTTTATTGGCTAAGGATATATTTATATAAAATAATAAATGACAACTAAAAAATATCTTACATTTCTCTTGGAAAATGAAAAGTAAGTACTTATATTTAAAGAAAATTAATAATAACCAATAAATAAAAAAAGGAGTACAAAATGGCAATTAATTTAGATGCTATCAAAGCAAAACTTAACAAATTACAAACACAGACCACCCGTCAAAACAATCTGTGGAAGCCTGAACCAGGCAAGCAACAAATTCGTATTGTTCCATATCAATACAACAAAGACAATCCATTCCAAGAACTTTATTTCCATTATGATCTAGGTAAGAAGAATTTCTTATCTCCAATCACTCATGGTAATCCAGATCCAGTAGTAGAATTTGCTGAAAAGCTTAAATCTTCTGGTAATTCTGATGAATGGAAGTTGGGCAAGAAGTTGGAACCAAAGATGCGTTGTTATGTTCCAATTGTGGTGCGTGGTAAAGAATCAGAAGGTGTTAAATTTTGGGGTTTTGGTAAAACAGTCTATACTGAGTTGTTAGGGTTTATTGCAGACCCTGATTATGGTGATTTAACGGATCCAATGAACGGCCGTGACATTGTAATTGAATTCACCCCAGCTGAGGGCGGAGCATATCCAAAAACAGTTCTTCGTATTAAGCCTAATACGACACCATTAACGACAGATCGTAATATCGCAGAAAAGATTGCTCAACAGCAACCTAATCTTTCTGAGATCTTCAAAGAACCAAGCTACGAAGAGTTGAAAGATGCTTTGACTCAATGGTTGAATGGTGGAGAAGAAGATGATACAAATACATCTGTTGGCACTGCATCACATGATGAAGATGAAGCACCATTTTCACCCAATGTGAGCAAAGTGGATGACGTAAGTGCAGCATTCGATGAATTGTTTAATGAATAATCTAAAGGAGTTACAAAATGGCGGTATCTAAAAGCGAACTGTCGGATGAATTGGCCGGCGAATTAGCTAGCAACTTAAACAAGAAGTTTAAAGGATCAGGATATAAAACGGCATACTTTTTGGAGGGGGATGTAGATTCTCCCTCTAATGTATCCGGTTGGGTAGGTACTGGTTCTAGTATGCTAGATCTAGCAATCTCAAATAGACCTAATGGAGGATTTCCAATTGGTCGTATTGTAGAGATTACGGGTTTAGAAGCTTCTGGTAAGTCGTTGTTAGCAACACATGCCTTAACCAATACACAGAAACAGGGTGGATTAGCAGTTTATATTGATACGGAAAGTGCTGTTAGCAGTGAGTTTCTTGAAGCAATAGGCGTTGATCTTAAAAAAATGTTATATGTTCCATTGGAAACTATGGAAGATATATTTGAAGCGATTGAATCTATTGTTGAATCAGTTCGTAAGTCAAACAAAGATCGTTTGGTAACTATAGTAGTCGACTCAGTAATGGGCGCATCAACTAAAGTTGAAATGGCAGCTGAGTTTGATAAGGATGGTTGGGCAACTAGTAAAGCAATTATCTTGTCAAAAGGTATGCGTAAAATTACTAATATGATTGCCCGTGAAAAGATTTGTTTGATCTTTACCAACCAGTTACGTTCTCGCTTAGGAGTAAGCTTTGGTGATCCATGGACTACTTCTGGTGGTAAAGCAATTCCATTCCATGCATCGGTACGTTTGCGATTGAAGTCTGTAGGACAGATCAAAGCTAAAGATGCCAAAGGAGTAGAGCAAATTATAGGAATTAAAACTAGAGCTCAAGTAATTAAAAATCGTATGGGTCCGCCCTTGAAGTCTATTGACTATGATATTTACTTTGAGTCTGGTATTGATAACTTTGGTGGTTGGCTTGAAGTGATGAAAGAGTATAAATTAGTAACTCAGGCAGGTGCTTGGTATACATATACTCGAGTAAATGGAACTCCAGTAAAGTTCTTGTCTAAAGATTTCCAAGGAGCGGTTGAAAATGACCCAACTTTGAAAGATGAGATTTACAGTGCTATTTGTGATGCTTATATTTTCCGTTATCAATCTGGAGATATTGGCATTGATGACATTGAGATTGATGAGGATTTTATTAGCGAAGAATCATGAACAATAGGTTTCAAGAGATTTTTAAACAATTAGAAGTAGAACGTTCGCAGGAGAGATCGACAGATATCAATAGCAATGTTTTAATTATTGACGGACTAAATACGTTTATCCGAGTGTTTTCTGCAGTACCTGCATTAAATGATGACGGTGAGCATATCGGTGGAGTAACAGGCTTTTTAAGGTCTGTTGCTGCCACTATCCGGCAATTCAAACCTAGTCGATGCATTATTGTCTTTGATGGTAAGGGCGGTTCGGCTAGGCGTAAAAAGTTATATCCAGATTACAAAGCTAATCGAGCTGTTAAAACTCAATTTAACAGATACGAAGAATTTGCCAATCTACAGGATGAATCAGAATCTATGAAACGGCAATTTGGTCGTACCATAGAATATTTACATCAACTACCGGTAACAGTATTGTCTATTGACAATGTCGAAGCCGATGATATCATTGCATATATAGCCAATGAAATATATACAGAAGACAAACATCGAGTAACAATTGTATCAACAGACCGAGACTTTTTACAATTAGTAAATGACCGTATCAATGTTTGGAGTCCTGTAAAAAAGATCTTATACACCCCAAGTGTGCTACAAGAAGAAATAGGTATTCCGTCACTTAATTACTTGATGTATCGTTCGTTTATCGGCGATAAATCAGATAATATTCCAGGTATTAACGGCGTAGCTTTGAAAACAATGCTTAAGCATTTTCCTATCATGCAGCGACCACAAGAAGTGACAATTGAAGCTATTACTGAATATATTAGTCAACAAGATAAGCCTACACGAATTCATGAAACGGTACGTGATAACATTCATATACTAGAACGTAACCATGATCTAATGCAACTTAAAAATGTTGATATTCCTGGTAATACAAAGTTATTAGCTGTTGATATTGTTAACCAACCTATACAAAGAACTAACGTATATGAATTCAAACGAATGTTTATGCGTGATAAAATGTATACCATTATTAAAGACGTGGATACATGGTTAACGGCATTTAATACATTAAATAGTTACACAAGTCTTTGATTTTACGAAAATAGTTATTATAATAAAGTATGACAGATAGATTAAGTAGTTATGGATATGCCTTCCAGATCAAAGTTATTACGGCTTTGTTTACAGATAAGGCATTTATGCAGCAGATCTCAGACATACTTTCAGCAAAGTATTTTGAAAGTGACGCCAATGAATGGATCGTTGAAACGGCGTTAGAGTATCATAAACAATATAAGACCAATCCGACATTAGAAGTAATGAAGGTAAAGTTATCAGATGTTGATAATGATGTACTAAAAACTCAGATCAAAGAGCATTTAAAGGAAGCCTGGAGATATGCCGAGGCAACCGATTTGGATTTTATTAAACAGCAAGCTTTGGATTTCTGTAAGAATCAAGAAATTAAAAAAGCAATTTTATCATCCGTTGAATTATTAAAGATAGGAAGATATGATGATATTAAAATGCAAATTGATAATGCCTTAAAGGCTGGCGGAGATAAAGAAATAGGTCATGATTACATGACTAGTATAGATGAACGATATACAGAGTCAGTACGTGATACTAAAGAAACGCCATGGGAAGTTATTAATGAATTAACATCTGGTGGGTTAGGTAAAGGT